CACTTGAATATAATTTTCTATCAGGTATCATTTTTTCTAATACTCCATTCATTGTTAGTGTACCATTCACACCATTTAAAGTATAGCCGCCACCATTCATTTCTGGTTCACCTGTTAATGGATTTTCTATTTGTTCTGGCGTAGTTACTGTTATTGCATTTTTAGATATTAGTCCTTCCATTCTGTGACGTCTAAAACGACCTTCCATATCTTTTTGAAATGCTAAATTATCAGGTTGTATTGAATTTATTAATGTTCTACCATATGGTTTTTTGGAATACCATTGTTTAGCTTGTATTGGTATATTAGGGTCTGATTTTTTCGCACGTTCAGGTCCCAATATCATATACGAAAACTTATCACTACCTATTGCATTTATTGTTTTTTTAAATAACAAACTTGCACCTGCTTTAAATAAACCAGAAACAACACTAGTAGCGGTAGACATTAAAAAATCTTTACTTTGTGCTACTATATTTTTATTAGATTTCAGTAAATTATTAACAAACCCAGGTACTTTATCTTTATTTTTTAAATTAATTATTTTTTTTCTAGTATCATATTCACTTATATAATCTTCTTTATTAGAATCATATCCTTTTGCAAATTCTTCCGCTACTTTACTTGGAATCATTGGGCCGGGTAATATAGAACCCAATAATCTACTACCAACATCAGATATTGCATTCAATGCTAATGGTGTTAAATCAGGCTTTGGTGGTAGTGTTGCTTTTTTTCCATTATTAAATAAATTAGCCATAGCATCTCCGGCGTAGTTACCAACAGCTTGCCCAATTACATCATCAAGACCACCTGCAGCCCCTTCATCAACCGCCCTTTTCATTACCAATAAAGTTTGTGTATTTTGATTTGTAATTCTAGGAAAATCTAATCCATATAATACAGGCCTTGCGAAGTTTTGGAATTGTTTCAAACCCACTTCTTCTTGTTCGGTTAAAGTTTCTGATAATTTTATACTTCTAGTATTCCTCAATTTGTTCATATTACGCAAAACATCAAATCCACTTAAAATATCGCCAACTAAACCACCAACCGGTTTTCCAGATATTGTAGCATTATTTAATTTATTAATTGCATAACTGGTTGATGTAATAGGGACAATTCTTTTACTATCTTGGGGCGCATATATTTCTTTTGCCGTTTTTCCAGTATTTGGGCCTGATGGATTTTTTCTTTCTTTAAATAATTCTTCTAAACTTGGCATATCTTATTTTCTTTGTCCGTATGAAAAATTGTTTCTACTACTCTTTTCAGATGCTAAAACAATACCACTTGTAACCTTTTGTCCATCTAAATAAACATTATTTGATTTATTTGAAAACTCTTGTCTTAATGCTTTCATTTCATTTACTAAAGTATCAATTCCACTAAAAGCCCCAGCATTACCTGTATTATTTGGCGATAATGACATTTTTCCAATGTTAGATGCTGCATTTAAATTTTCAATTATATTAGGCGCTGCCACTAAATCATCATTTGGAGATAGATTTAATAACCCACCTTCTTTTGTAGATATTTGAGTTCTACCATCAGCAGGTGACATTACATCACCAACACTTTTTGCTTTACCCATAGATGATAGTAATGCCGCAACAACTCCAGCCGCTAAAGCAACACCAACAAAAGGCATTGCCCCATATGCACTCCATACTTTAGCAATTGCTGCCATTTTAGCAGCAATAGCAACTTTCATAGTCATTAACCACATTGCGGTTAATCCTGCTATAATTGCCGGAAACACACCAGGTATAAAATTTAATACTTTAAATACAAATCCAAGTGATTCAGCTATCATAGTAACTAAAGGTGCTAACCCTTCCATCAATGGTAAAAGTGCAGTACCAAGAGATGCAACTATTCCTTTAAATGAGTTTTCCATTTGAGTAACCTTATCAGCGATTTCTTGCTGAGCGGCTAATTCTTTGGTTTTATTCATCAATTGGTCTTGTGTTAGATTGGTTATATCCAACCCTTTATCTATTGCTTGTTGTGCTTTTATAGATTCATCATCGGTAAGGCCTGATAATAGTTTTTGGATTTGTAATTGCTTAGTAAGTTGTTCTACTGTCATACCTGCCGCATCTGCTAATACCTTTTTAGTAAACATATCCTGGTCAGCAAATCTACCACTTCTTTCAACCTGTTTTAATATTTCTTTCTGAGCATCTACGTTTTTACCAGCATATGCTAATGCTCTTGCTTGCGATAAATTAAATTGACCTCCAACAAATGTTGCAGCTACTAATTCTTTCTCAATTCCATTTTCAAAATCTAAAAGGTCTTCGGTTGTTTTTAATACATCTTTTAATGTAGTACCTAATCTTCTAGCTTCAATAGCTTGCTTAGCTATTAAATTAACATCACCTTTAAAATAGGTATAAGTACTTTCAGCTGATTCAGCTATATCCGCAAATACTTGCGATGGAGCTACGCCAGCTAAATTTGCCATTTGAGCTACTTGCTGTGAAACTCCTTGTGCAGTTTCCGCAGATAACCCAGCCATACTCTGCATTATCATACTTACTTTGGCTGCATCTTTTTGAGCAATTCCAAAGTTTTTATTTAATACAGTCATTGATGATACCAATGCTTCGGATAATCTAGCGTTATCAGCAAATTCTCCTTTTAGTGCACTAATCGTATCATATACATCATCAGCCGCTATTCCTAATTGAGAAAAATTATTTCTAATCTTTTTAACTTGATTATCTAAATCTTTTGATTGAGATGCAGTTATTCCAGTTTCTTCTCTAAACTTTTTAGATGCTGCCGATAATTCTGTAAATGAATCTACAGCTGCTGCTAATAATAATCCTATCAATACAAGTGGTAACATTCCCGACATCAATCCTTTACCTAAATCTTTGGCCAAATCAACACCATCTTGAAGAAAACCTGGAAGTTTTTCATATAATCTATTACCTTCTTCTTTTATTTGATTTAATCGTTCTTCTTGTTGAATTAAATTTTCATTTAATTGAAATAAATCTTTTAATTTTTTTTGTTCAGCAGGTCCTAAACTAGCAATACTTTCTTCAAATTTAAGTCTTCTATTAGCTGCATCATTTTGACCTAAAATTTCATCTTTTACTTTAGCTGCTTCTTCCGCTTGAGTTGTAATAGATGTATATAGGTTTGAATATAGTTCTAATTTTTTTTGATTAATTTTTAACTCATCATCGCTTAATCCAAATTGTTGTTCTTTTAAATCTAAAATATCTTTAGCAAGAGAAGCAAATGCAGAACCTCCTACTTTATTTGTAGTTATTAATTTTCTAGCATTAATGTTTAATTTTGTAAAAGAAGTTCCTAAAGAATCTTGTAAATCTTCATATTCTTCAGCTAATGTATTTTGTTTCTCTAATGGTTCTGCTTGTTTTTGTAAAATCTTTAGCTTTTCCTTCTCTTTCTCAATTCTCTTTTCAAGTCTTTTACGTTCTTCCGCACCAACTATCGCAGCCTTTTTGTTTTGCTCCTCAATACGCTGATTAGTTTCCTCAATTTCTCTAAGAAGTTCTAACCTAAGCTCTTCTGCACTATCTGATAGTTTATCCATTAGTTATAATCATTTGGTATCAACCCCCAATCCTGAAACATTCTGAACATTTCAGGTCTATCATTTTTTAATTTATCAATTTCCGGCTTATATTTGTAGTTTAATTTATCTACATCAGCCTTTAACTTTTGTAAGACAGGGTCTTTATCAATCAATTTTTGAAGTTTTTCAGGTGTTCTCTTTTTAGTAAACAATCCAAAAAATTCTTTTAATTTAGATTTTCTTATTTTATAATGTGATGCCATCTTCGTTTGTTTATAGTTATTCAATCTATAAATATCTAATAAAAGAAAAAAGTTAGGAATAAGAGTGGTTATCTCTTAATCCTAACTTTAGATGCGTTGGAAGATTGTGCTTTTTTAGTATCTTCGTTTTCTTTTTTCTTCGATTCAACTAATTTATTATAATAAAATCTCCTAAGATGGGTTGGCATTTTGTACAATTCCATCATCGAAAAACCATTACTATACTCCACCATTTCAAATATTTGAGTGTGGAGTAATAGACTATGATTCATCGCCAGGCCAAAAAAACCCTACGCCCATTGGAATAGGCGCCACCTCACTTTCTCCATCTTCATGTACATATGTAAATGTCATGTTCATATCTGGAGAGATTTTTTTAATATGTTCTCTGAATGCTCTACTATCTTTTGCTAAAAATGAGTTATTAATGAATTTATTGATATGACCTAAATCTGAATTACCATCCACACTTTTAATCATATATCTTAATCTAGTTGTAATTTCATACGAACCATCTTTATTCATTTTCTCTAATGCTGTTATATCTTTATCAATTAACTTCTCATCACCATGTGTAAGTAATTTAAATACTAATGTATTACCAGTAGGTGTTGTGAATTGAAATTCATTTTGATTTCCAAAATTAGAATAATCAACATCCTTTGTTTTAATTTGAGCCAAATCTACTGTTGTTTCAATAGATTTTCCTGCTTTAGATGAATAAAATGAAATATTATAGTTAGGACCATATCCTAATAGTCTTGTTGCTAATACGATTGCATTTTTATCACCTACTAAAATATCATCTATATTAACAGCATCAACAATAATTGATTCAAATAACTTATCCAATACAATTCCTTTTTTAATTAGGTTTGTAGAAGAAAGTATATCTTCCTCTTTTGCTGTCATATATTTTATTGTAATTTGTCCAGAAGATAGAGGATGCTCTTTTGGATATAATTTACCTTTTGATGGTAAATCCAACACTTCTGTTGGGAAATCGAATTGTTTTTGATTCATAACTTTACTTTGTTTAAGTTTGTATATATAAATACATAGTTTTTAAAAAATTAGAAAGCATAAAAAAGGGGATATTTTGGTATCCCCTTTAGTTTTATGTTTTTTTGAATATTAATATTCAAGAATTGCGTAATCGTATGTTAATGTCAAATCGATTGTTGCTGGTTCATTTGTGTTAGAAAAGTCCAATTCACCAAAAGAAGCTTTAGTAATAAATGCTCCTTTTAAAGTCCATTGTTCAACCTTATCACCAACAGGACCTAACATATAAAAACTAATGTCCTTTTTATAGAATTCAGCGTATCCATCTCTACCAGTAATTGATTCATGTGATAATCTCACCCACTCCATTACTAATTGAGCTGCTGAAGGAACTACTGGGTCATATAAAGTGATATTTAAGTCCTGCCACTCACCTTTACCCTTTAATTTTCTATAAACGTTGATATGGTCTATTTTTACAGTTTCAAAATTTATTTCTGGTCTGTTTGCTGTTTTAACCATATATGCGGGAATACCCACACTTGTCATTTCCATATAGTAGCGGTTTTTCATCTTCGGTTCGAAGGTATCCGCTATCATTTGGGTATAATTTAATATATTATCTGCCATTTTTGTTCCGTTTTATTTTATATTAATAAATATCTACTTTGTTTATTTTCGTATTATGCTGAGAAAGATGCTCCAGTTGGTAAGATGTTGAAATCAATTACTATGAATTCAGCAGTCTTAGTTGGTTGAAGGAATATTGCTCCAGCTAATATGTTTCTATCAATTACATCCGGTGTGTTATTAGATTCATCCATTACAACATTGAATGCGTACAAACCTTGTCTTTGTTGGATACCCTCTAAATAAGGAGTCACAGTGTTAATGAATCTTGCTCTAGTTTCAGTTGTATTTTGTTCAAATACTAAGTAACGAGATGTAGATGCTATGAACTTCTTCATAGTGATTAACAATCTTCTAACATTGATTCTATCTAAAGCAGATGCTCTATCTTGCAATGTCTTTTGTCCAAATGCTACAATACCTTGTCCAGGGAAAGTTGCGATAGGGTTTACTTTATTTTCATAAAGGATATCTCTTTCAGCGTGTGTTAATCTATTCAATACACTAACTGCTCCAGTAATACCACCCCTATTCAAACCAGCCGGTGCGAACCACTCTGCTGATAATCTATCACTACTAGCGAATACCGCTGGTAATAATGTAGATGGAGGTACAGTTGTAAGTTTGTTTGTGTTAGAATCTATTGTTTTCATCCAAGGATAGTAACAAGCTGCGTAGTTTGAATCTACTGCTTGCGCTTGTTCAGTTGCTGTTGTAATTGAAGAATTATAATCAGTAAAATCAGCAATATAGAAACAATCTTGTCTATTTTCAACCATATCAATCATTTTAGTAACGATTGCAGGATGTAATTCTCTATTAATACCAGGCATTGATACTAAGTTAATATCATATTCATCAGGATTAGATAAAGCGTTAATTGCTTTTGAATATCCTAAAGAGCCAGATGCTGTTGATTTAGAACAGTTTAAACCTTGTGTATTTGCTGCTCCCCATCCATCATCACCAGCTAATGCTATTTTTACAGTTGGAGATACACCATCAAAACCACCTTGGAAACCTAAAATAAATTGTCTCTTAACTAAATCAGCTCCAGCTGAACCAGTCATAACATAACTCAATTGAGAATCAAATGAGAATGCTGTATTTGCTCCCGCAACTGCTCCGTTAGGAATTGGATTTAAATAAGTTGAATTATCTCCAGCTACACCAGCCGTATCAAAGTTCATACCACTATAATATACAGTAGAAGTTGTTGTGTTATTTGCTGAACCAGTTTGGTAAATTACCGCTGGTACATATGATGCTTCGGTTGAGTTATTAGTTGCTATTGGATTTGTATATGCTCCATGTCCAAATGGTGCTGCTGATATTGGGAATGAACCCGGTTCAGATACTTCAACTCTAAAGTGAATTGATTTATTTGAGTAATCACCATTTTCAGTAATCTTACCATTATCATCAATTGTAAACCATCTGTCGCCAATTACTCTAGCAATATATCTAGGAGATGATGGGTCTAAGTTTACATTACCAAATGATTCAATTATAGAAGCTTTCTTATCACTATCACCATAACTTCTAAGTGTTACAGAGAATGTTGAATAATCCGTTGAACTATCTTGCCCAGCTGCCTTA